GGCGGTTTCCTTTCCGGTGGCTCTGGCAACCCGGACGTTGCCGGGGCTCTGTCCGCCATCGGTTCGCAGGAATTCAATTATATCGGTGTGCCCTGGACGGATGGCGCGACCATCGATGCCCTGTCTACCTGGCTGGAAACCAAACAGGGGGCTGGTGGCGAGGTTGACGTAAAGGCGTTTGCTGGTCGGCGCGGTACGCTGTCTGAACTGGTGACGTTTGGCACGTCACGTAACGATAAATTCGTGTCGGTGATTGAAAGTTATGATGCCCCGATGCCTGCCTGGGCACGCGGCATGCGCTATATGGGCCAGGCATCGGCCAAGCTGTTCAATCACCCGGCCCGGCCCCTATATGGTCTGGAACTGATCGGCGAAATGGCGCCACCGGAAAAAAGCCGCTTTGGCTGGGTTGATAAAAACACCCTGCTGTTTTCCGGCATCTCGGTGACGGATGTTTCGGCGGATGGCAAGGTGCGCATCAACATGCCTATCACGCTTTATCAGACCAATCAGTTTGGCGACCGGGATGCGTCGTGGTTGCTGATTAATACGGTCGCACAGCTTGGTCGTATTCGCGACGAGATGCAAAACGTGATTGACAGCCGGATTATGGCGCAACGCCCGATGCTGGTGGATGATGGCACGGCAATTGACGAGGCGATCGCCCATGTCACGCCGAAATCGGTCAAGGCGACCTTGGTTGCGCATTATGCGTATTTGCAGGGTTTGGGATTTGTCGAAAACCTTGATGAATTCCAAAAACGCCTGCGGGTCGGCAAGTCGGCAACCGATTCCTACCGGATGAATGCCATTTATCCGCCCGATTTGTCGAACCCGCTTTACGTGCTTGCAACGCAAATCGCGTTCGAGCTTGATTTCCGCAACTATTAATCGGGGGCCGTGCAATGGCAACTTTGGCGGGCCTGCAGGCCCTTAACGTCAACGGTGCGGCTTTCGCCGTGGCGGAGACAGGATCGTATAACCTTGGTGGCAAAACCCGCGAAAACATCGCGGGCGGCGGCAAGGGATCGGTTGGTTTTTCACAAAAAGGCCGTGCTGCTTTTATCGAGGTGGAGGTTTTTCTCGATGAAGGGCAGTCGGCATCTGATCTTGATGTGCGGGGTGGTGAAATCAAGCTGGAATGTGCTGACCGCACCGTCATTCTTTCACCGGGCACCTTTGTTGGTGACCTGAATGTTGATGCCTCCAAAAACAGCCTGACGGCGCGTTTTGAAGGCAATTCCGCAAGGGAGATTTCATAATGTCAAATCCTGTTAATGGCGTTGACGTATTCGATGTTGATGAAATTGATATCGATGACTTTGTCGAAGATGGTGAACATGGAAGTAAGGTCTTGCGGCTGGAATATCCGTTTTCTGTCACGCTCAAGGATGGCAAAGAAACGATAACTGAAAATGTCGAACATCTCGAATTCCGCCGTCCCCGGGGTATCGATATGGAAAAGCTTGATCGCATGGGCGAAGCTGCTTCTTTGAAGGATATTCGCGGCTTTGTTGCTGGTCTTGTCATTGAGCCTAAAGGTATCAGTAGCCAGAGGATTGGCGATCTCGATGCCTTTGATATGATGCGTGCGACGAAAGTCTGTTTCGGTTTTTTCCCCAAACCCCGATCGGTGAATACCGGGTCGTCGTAAAGTACCTGGTCACCCGGTTTGGCTGGCTGCCTGGTCAAATTCACGACATGCCGCTTGATGACATCATTCTCGCTATTGAAGCGATGATCGAAGATGCGGAGCGGCAAGCAAAAATCATTGAAGGCACGAGCAATGGCTAAAAACTATGTCGTGAGCATGGTCCTGAATGCGCGTGAAAACGCATCCGGGCCGGTCAGGCGCGTGCAGGGAATGCTTGCATCCCTGCGCGCGCGGGCAGCGGGCCTTTCCCGCGCGATGGGCTTTCATCGCATTACCGATGGTTTCCGGCGTCTTGGGCAGTCTTTTGCCGGGCTGCGGAGCCATATTTCCGGTGTGGGTGCCGGTTTGCTGGGGCTGGCGGGCATCGGGCTGGGGGGCGGGCTTCTCGCCTGGATCATTCATGGGGCGGGTGAGGCCGATGAAATGGCGAAATTCAGCCGTCGCATCGGTATTTCGATCGAACAATTGCAGCTTTGGCAGCATGCCGCCAATCAGGCTGCTGGTATGACCAACGAGGGTCTACAAACATCGTTTCGCGATCTGACCAAAAATATCGGTGATGCTGCAAATGGCATGGGCCGTGCCCGGCCCGTATTTGAAGCCCTGGGCGTTAGCGTGCGTGACGGGCAGGGCAATGTGCGCGGCCTGAACGAGATTTTGCCGGAATTGCAGGCGGCCTTTCGCAAAATCCAGAACCCCGCCCTGAAAACATCGGCGGCAATGAAGCTGTTCGGGGAATCCGGAGCGAAAATGGCCCTGTTGCTTGAACAACCCCAGTCCGAAATGGACCGGTTGTTTAAGGATATGGAGCGTCTGGGCGTTATCACGACGCAAACGGCTACGGATACCGAAGCCTATAACGACGCGATGGACAGTTTTGGTAAGTCAATCACCGGTGTTCGTAACGGGCTGATGGGCCAGTTGATGCCAGTGCTAACCCCGTTAATCAAACGGATGACGGATTTTATTGCCACCATCCGCCCGCAAATTGTCGAGCGGCTGGGGGCGGCAATTTCGGGTGCCGCCACAACCATGATGGGATGGTTTGAAACGGTAAACGGCGGGGCATCGCCCGCCAGCAAGGCGTTTGAAAGCCTGATGCAAACCGTTAGCGGCGTGATCGATACTATTGGCGGTTTGGTCGATATGGTAGGGGGTTGGAAAAATGCGGCCCTTGCCATGGCCGCCATCATGGCAGGTCCATTTATTGCCAGTGTGGTGTCGGTTGGGGCAGCGTTTGCACAATTGGGCTGGTTAATTGCCAGTAACCCGATTGTTCTGGCCGCCGGTCTTGTTGCCGGGGCCGTATATGCGATTTACGACAATTGGGATGGTATCGCTTCGTATTTTACCACCAAATTTGACAATGTGGCGGCGGCGTTCAAAACCGGATTTATTGACGGCATTATGGGGTACATGGAGGAATTCAACCCCTTCGCATTGCTCTATGACGGCTTTACCGGGCTGGTCGAATACATTACCGGGTTTGACCTGGCCAGCATCATCAAGGAAAAAATTCAATCAATGGTGTCAGTTCTGCCCGATTGGGTGGTCGATAAAATCGGCCTGTCGGTCAAACCGGAAACACCCGAACCGGACAAAGCCCCGGCACCGTCATCGGCACCCCAGCCGGACCTTGCCAGTGCGGCTAATGCAGCCCTTGACCGGCGCGGGGCGGCCAGCCAAGTGGCGATGATGCCGCCGGCGGCACCGGAGGGTAAAATCGTGATCGAACTAACCGGGCCCGGTGCCGATGGGGCGCAGATCAAACAAAACCGTTCGCGTGGTATCAGCCTTGAAACGACATTGCGGCGAGGGCCGAGTTTTGCGGGGGCGGGGTGATTGACCGGCATGTTATTGCCGGTCAATCTATTCCTTATCGTGAATATGCTGGAGTTTATTGTGACAATCTAGGTGGGTGCATTAGAAAAATGTGCTGTTCATCATCATCAAAAATCTATAATGAATTGTTATGCCTGTTCGTTTTGGGGCGAATTCTGGTGATGGCCTGAAAGCTGATTTTTCACGGGGTGGTTAGACGTGCGTTTGCGGAAAAAAATAAAAAAGATTATTAATTTAATTAAAGGAATTCCATCCTTCAATTTTAAATCATTTTGTAAACTGTTTGTGCTGGCGTCCGTTAGGCATGCGCCACAAGTTGTTGTTGTTAAAACAAAAAGTGGTTATATATCGGGATTAAAGAATGACTTTTTATTCCGTCTGGCTGTCGAAAAGGGGACTCATGAGGTTCATTTTTTAAATGTTGTCAATTCCCTTTTGAAGCCCGGAAATGTTGCTATTGATCTTGGCGGCAACATTGGAACGCATTCAATTACCATGTCTAATATGGTTGGTGAAGGAAGGGTTTATACTTTTGAACCCCAGTCACTAACCTATTCTATACTGCAAAACAATATATTATTAAATAAATGCAAGAATGTAGTGACTTATCGGTTTGCCTGTTCGGATGTTGATTATCAAACAATATCAATGCAGCCATTCAGTTATGAAGGTGAAAACGTGAATAACGGTGCCTTGCGCGTGGATAACAAGCATTTCATAGGTGATTTGGCGCTGACAAGAACAATTGATAGTTTCGATTTCGATAGTTTGGACTTTATAAAAATCGATATTCAAGGGTCAGAAGTAAGAGCTTTGAGGGGAGCTAGTAAAACGATTTCAAAATTTAAACCATATATGTTTATTGAAATCGAGCAGCAATATCTTTTGGAAATGGGGTCATCGTCAAAAGAGTTGATTGAATTGATCCTCTCGTTTGGCTACGCGCTTTACAGAATAGAGACTGATTATCCTTGTGATCATATATGCGTGCCTATAGAAAAAGTGGAATATTTTGAACGCGATATCATTCCTGCGATGAATTTGAAGTTATCGCCCAAGATATTCGGCATCACAGTCGATCTTGTTTTTGAAAACAAAAAATCTCAAAATTACACGAAAATTGAAACTGCATGATAGCGATTATCAGGCTTGGTTAGTCGCTGATATGTCAGGTGTCTGCGAGGGTTTTCCATGCTTGATCTCGTTTATTCTGATGATATTGACGGCGTGATTAAAAAGCTGACCGACCTTGAAAAAACCCAGGTTCCTTTTGCGATGTCAAAGGCTATCAACCGGGTGGTTTTTGATGCCCGTGATCAGATTTTGTCCGATATGGGGCAGCGTTTTACAGTGCGTGAGCGTGCGTTAAAGGCGAAAGGAGGCGGTCGCAGGCCGTTGTTTTTGAACCTTAGCAACCGAAAGCAGCGCGATATTCATGCTATCATTGGCACCCCGCTATGGTTTCTTGAAGATCAGGAAACGGGCGGTGTCCGCCATAAATCGTCGGCGTGGTTGCCTGCGGCGGGCGCGCGCACCGGGCAGCGCGAAACAGGCAAAATATCGCGCAAATTTACCCGTGAGAAGGTGCGCGATCAGGTCGCAAAAAAGGCACCATCGCGGCGGCGGCGTTCAAAAACCAACCCTGTGCCTGATGCCCCGCAAACCCCGTTTATCGCGACCATGAAAAGCGGTAAGCGGGGTGTTTTTATTCGGCGCAGCAAGAAAAAGCGCACACCGATTTCGCTGCTTTATACAGTAAATGACAGCGTGAAAATCGCCCCGCGCTGGAAGTTCGGGGAAACGGTACAGCATCTAAGCGACAAGCGCCTGCGGGCCTATTTTCTGCAGGAACTGGAAGCTGCAATGGCGTCCTCGAAAAAGGGCCCGCTTAAAAGCTGGTATGTGACGCATTTGCTGGAAAGCGAAAAACCGTCTGATGTTGGTTTTGCATCGGGCGGGCTGGAGCAGCTTAAATCCGTAGGGTCACCCATTTCAGGAATGTAATTGTTATGTTCGATGATGAACTGCGCGAAGGCAGCTTTCGCGGGGTGCCTTTTGTCGTGCGCGATCGCTCGCGAGGGTCAGGCCGTCGTGGCCCGACGGTCGAGCGGCCCAATCGTGACGATGCACAATCGCAGGATCTTGGCCGGAAAGTCCGGGTTTATAATATCAATGCGCTGGTCATGGCATCGGACGGGTTTAGCGACCGCGACCGGATGCTTGCTGCCCTTGAAAAACCCGGTCCCGGCACCTTTGTTGACCCGTTTGGCGGGGTCAATGCCGAACGCTGGGTCAAGGTGACGGATTACCGCGAAACCCAGTCCTTTGACCAGGGCGGGGTGGCACAATTTGCCATCACGTTCGAGGAAGTGGATGAAAACGAGGAACGCGGTTTTACCCGTGGTCTGGTTGATACGTCGTCTACCCTTGCAAAGCGGTCATCGGCTTTGGCATTGGCTGCGAAAAACGCCTTTATCCGGTCCTATGTCAGTGATGGCATGCCCGGCTTTGTCCGGCAAGGGGCGGCAAATGCGATTGCCATTGTGACCGACCAGGTGGGCGGGCAGGTTTTTACCGCGCTTGGTGTGACATCCACCATGTCCGACGCGATTGAAAAAATCGGTTCGGTGGGTTTGAGCGCCATTTCGGGCGGGGGTGTCGACATCGCCGATGGCTTGCAAGCCGGTTTTTCCATGCTATCGGGTGCTGTGCCAGACCTTGATGATGGCCTGAACGGGTTTTTGTCGCTGGGTGGGTATGACGGCCTGGTATCGCCCGCCCCGGCGGTAACAGGCACGCGGATTATCGAGGCAACAAACACATCGGCAATCGGTAGTTTGGTGCGGCGTACGGCGATTTCGGCGGCGGCGGAATTGCTGCCGAAATACAGTTTCGTTTCATACAATCAGGCACGCGACATTGCCGAAAAGTTTGTCGGTGTGATTGATGCCGAAATGGACCGGGCCGGGGGCATCGACCCCGGGCAGGCTGATAACGGCGTTTTTGCCGCCCTGGCCGATTTGCGGCCCGCCGTGATTGAACATACCCAGTCCGAGGGATCGGGCAAGGCGCGGGTGATTAGCGATACCCCGTGGCGCAGTGAACCGGCCTTTGTCACCGCGCACCGCCTTTATGGTGATGCGACCCGTGCTAGCGAAATTATTGCCCGTAACGGCACCAAACACCCCAACCAGATTGCGGGTGGCAGCGCAATCGAGGTTCTTGATGAATGATGAAAAGCCGGAAATCCTGCTGGATGGCGTGATTTACAATGACTGGCAAAAATGCGCCATCAACCTGTCCATCGACGATATTGCCGATACCTTTGCCGTGACCGCGACTGAATTTCGCCCCGATCATGGCGACGCCTTAAAGGCGGTTGTGCGCTATGGCAAAGAAACCATCCTGACCGGCCATATCGAAACAATCGATATTTCAACTGTGCCCGATCAGGAAGGCGTGCGGCTTTCGGGTCGGTCCAATGCCGGGGATCTGGTGGATTGTTCGGCGATTGTGCCGGGCGGGGAATTACGCAAGCTAACCCTGTTGGAAGCGGCAAGGGTGCTGTGCAAACCGTTTGGCATTGCTGTTCGCGCCCTTGTCGATACCGGTGCGGCGTTTGATAAAATCAAGGTGGAACAAGGCGAGAGCGTTTCGCAGGTGCTGGACCGCATTTGTCGCGAACGGGGCTTAAATGCCTGGTCAGATGGGGATGGCGGCATTGCGCTAGGCCGCCCCGGTTGGGGCCGGGCGCAAACCAGCCTGCGTATGCGGTTTACGGATGGCGGGCAGCTTCGCCGCGATAACAATATTATCGAACTTTCCTCAACCCTTACCCTGTCGAACCGTTTTGATCGCTTGATCATGCGGAGCCAGGCGGTCACCAGCGATACGGATTTCGGGCTTGGCGCGGCGCAACCCGAGGCGACCGCGCACGATCATGCGGTTGCGCGATACCGGCCCAAAATTCTGACGTCGGACGGGGCCGGAACAGCCGGGGATTTGCAAAAGCGCGTGGATTGGGAAGTTGCCCGGCGTGTCGGGAAATCAACATCGGTTCGTTACACGGTGGAGGGCTGGCGGCAGGTCGCTGGCGGTGATTTGTGGCGTCCCGGCCTGCTGGTATCGGTGGTCGATGAACCGACAAACATCAATAGCG